AGGGAAATCTTCCCGTGCATCCGTCCGAGGCTGCCCAAGAGCTTCCTAAGAAAGAAGAACTTCCTTCGGATCGCGTAGCACAGGGTGCTGATGGCGGCGTCAAAGAAGAGAAGGAAGATGACGAAGATAAAGATGAAGTCAAGGAAGAGGATGATAAGGAAGACGAGAAGAAAGATAAAGAGGACGTCAAAGAGGAAGACGAGAAAGACGACGAAGATAAAGAGGACGTCAAAGAAGAAGAGGACGCCAAGCTAGAATTCAATGGCAAGAAGATTGCCGACAATGCTGCTGAAGATGGCGTTGCCAAAGAAGAAGCTGAGAAAGACGACGAGAAAGAACTCGACGAAGAGGACGACGATGATGACGAAGATGATAAGATCGACGTTAAAGAAGATGTTGCCGCTCTGCTAGTTGGCGAGAAACTTTCGGGTGCTTTTAAGAAGAAAGCCGAAACTATCTTCGAAGCTGCTCTTAAGTCCAAGCTTGCTCCTGCTAAGAAGAAACTTCAGGAGAAGTATGAGAACAGACTGAGAAAGTCTGAGGACAAGATCGCCGGAAAACTTGTTAATCAGCTCGACAGCTACCTCGACTATGTGGTCGAAGAGTGGATGAACGAGAACAAGTTGGCAGTTGAGAAGGGGCTCCAAGTTGAAATCGTTGAGGGTTTCATGAGTGGTCTCCAACAGTTGTTCAAAGAGCATTATATTGATGTTCCTGAGAGCAAAACCAATGTTCTGGAAGAGCTTTCGAATAAAGTCGAAAAGCTTGAGTCTGAGTTGAACGAGCAAATCAACAAGAATATCGCACTAAACAAGAAGCTTACTGAGGCTGCGAAGTCTGAGTGCATCGCTGATCTGTGTGAAGGGCTGTCAAAGTCTGAAGTTGAGAAGCTGAAAACTTTGGCCGAGGGCATCTCTTTTGAGAACAAAGACCAGTTTGTTTCCAAGATGGGCGTGATTAAGGGTAGTTACTTTCCAAACGTTCGCAAGATGAAGGGCATTGATGAGCCCATTCTTGAAGAGGGTGGAGAGGAAGTATCTGGATCCATGTCTGTTTATGTAAACGCAATTTCCCGAACCGTCCAAAAATAGGGAAACTATAAATAAATTAGACGAACAACTTTTTAATTAGTTGACGATAAAGGAGAATAAAATGTATCTCGCAGAAAGTATCAGAAAGAAATGGAAACCCGTTATTGATCATCCCGAGCTTCCTCAGATTAAGGATCCGTACAGAAGGGCAGTGCTTGCTATTCTGTTGGAGAATAACGAGAAAGCAATCAAAGAAGATGCCGGTGGTGGCTACGCTACGTTGAACGAAGCGCCAGCTAACCAAGTGGGCGCTGGATTGGGAACCGTTGGTAACCCCAACCTGCAGGGATATGATCCCGTGCTGATCTCCCTTATCCGTCGTGCTCTTCCGAATCTGATCGCGTTTGACGTTTGCGGCGTACAGCCAATGAACGCTCCGACCGGTTTGATTTTCGCCATGCGTTCTAAGTACACCTCTCAGAGTGGCGACGAAGCGTTGTTCTATGAGGCCAACACCAATTTCTCCGGTGCTGCTTCTCCTGCACAGGCTGGTACTGAGCCACTTCCTCAGGCTAATGCTAATGCTTATCGTCCTGGCGTGCCGTTCGATACTCAGACTGCTGAAGCTCTGGGTGATGGTGTTGCTCCTGCGTTCGCTGAAATGGCGTTCAGCATCGAGAAGGTCACTGTGACCGCGAATTCTCGTGCGTTGAAAGCTGAGTACAGCATGGAACTTGCTCAAGACCTTAAGGCTGTTCACGGGCTTGAGGCTGAGACCGAGCTTGCGAACATTCTGTCCGCTGAAATCTTGACCGAAATCAATCGCGAAGTTATTCGTGTGATCTATAACAACGCGAAGCCGGGTGCTCAGAACAATGTGACCGCTCCTGGTATCTTCGATCTTGATACCGATGCTAATGGTCGTTGGTCTGTTGAGAAGTTCAAGGGACTTATGTTCCAGCTTGAGCGCGAAGCTAATGCTATCGCGAAGGAAACTCGTAGGGGTCGTGGTAACCTCATCATCTGCTCGTCAGATGTTGCGTCCGCTCTCTCTATGGCTGGTCTCCTTGACATCGGCAGCAACCTTGCTAAAGACAATCTTGCCGTTGACGACACTGGTAACACCTTCGTTGGCGTGTTGAATGGCAAGTTCAAAGTGTTCATTGATCCATATGTGCCCGCTTCGAGCGTGAATTACGCCGTTGTTGGTTACAAGGGAACCAATGCATACGATGCTGGACTGTTCTATTGTCCGTACGTGCCCCTACAGATGGTTCGCGCTATCGGTCAGGACACGTTTCAGCCCAAGATTGGCTTCAAGACTCGTTACGGGCTTGTGTCCAATCCGTTTGCGAATTCTGATCCGACTCATCGTGGTCAGCTTCGTTGGAACGAGAACCTGTACTACAGGAAAGTCCAGATCAACAACCTCATGTAGTTTGTTGACTAACGAAACGAAAGGGCGCGAAAGCGCCCTTTTTTATGGCCTAATGAACTCCTGCACTTCTTCTTTTGTTGGATGACGACCAACAACCCAGAAGCAAGTTTTTTCTTTGGATGAAATATTGTTTTTCGTCCATAGCAACGCTTTGGCCTCATAGAATGGATCTATTACTTCACCATTGATTTCCTGGTGGCACGGCCTAGAATAACTCATTTTATCAGAATATGGCAACAATTCATAATCGGCAGTATCTTCCCATAACGGGTTAATCAGCTTATCAATATCTTCTTTACGATCAGGTCCGACCCGGACCCCAATAATTCTCTTGACCTTCTTGTTGTAGTATTTGACGCCTTTCATGATGGCTGCTAAATGAACTCCACTCCCCACAGGAACAACCAAATTATCTAATTCGTCGGGTATGTTTTCGACCTGCATCATTGGAATATCTAGGAAGGGTCCAGGATATTTACAAGCATTTTCCACGCAATACGAACCATCAAAGAATCTCTCTTTCTTTATAATGTCTCGAATCTTGCTGTTAATAGCATTTGCATAACCCACACCAGAAACTATCCTAACATCAGCACCAAAGTACAACGCCAGTGCCATCATTGGATGATCTTTCAGTTTATCTTCTGTTGTTGCACCAACACAGATAACGCATTTCAAACCAAACACTTTAGCTACTTCTGCCATTATAGCACCACTCGTGGTGTTAACTTGGCTTTGCATAATAATAGTTGAGTTGTGGTTATTCTGTACTATTCCACACACAAATCCCGCGAAGAAAAAGGCTTGGCGAACCTTCCCGCCGCGAAATATACCACTCAAATGTACTTGGCTTCCGAAGTTTCCTTGGTACCAGATACCATCTTTACAGTAATGGTCGTCGCGTTTATAATATATCCCATCGTGAAGTTCGACAGGTGTTAAATAGTGGTCGTGCATTATCTAAAAATATCAATAGGGTCGTAACCCAGGAAGTGCTTAAAATTTTCGTTATACCTTCTTTCGTCTAATTCCCCGCCCCAGTAGCTTCGACCAAGTTCGTTGGCAGCAAATAGTACAGAGCCATATCCAGCGAACGGATCAATAACAAAATCACCTACGTCTGTCAAAGTCTCAATAACTAGCTTACAAAATGGTATGGACCAGATGTACTGACCATCGAGATTTTCTTCTGGGTCGATAATAATATCTTGGAGCCACATACCGTGCCGTTTCTTGGTCGGTATTTTACCCTTACGAGTGAAGCAACTAAAATATTGGTATGTAAACTTATACAGGTCTACCCGTTCAGCTTTGTTACGTATCATGATCTTTTCATCCTTTAACTTAAGACCATGGACGTTTGTCATCCAATTGATATAATGCCAGTGGATGGGTAGTATCTCGGCATTGACCTTTCTATCTTGCTGCGATAGTACAACGAATCCGTCGTCTTTGATTACCCTCGAAAAATGACCACACTGTATCTCTAGCCATGCTAAGAATTCTTTAGGGGTCCAACCGGGAACTTGACTAAGATCGGGAGGTGAAGTGAAAACCAAATCAACCGATTTGTCGGGTACTGTCTCAAGAATCTTGACGGAATCTCCAAAGGTATATTGATTCAGGTGTTCAAATTTCATAATTACCAGGCACTAAATATAGTTAGTCTACTACGTTTTATCTGAAAAGTCAACAGAAATATGACTGCACAACAACCAGAAAATAGGAACTTCCTAACTCAAACTGGATTTGAATTCGTAATCAAGAACTTTCCAAACGTCCAGTATTTTGTCCAGAGCGTTAATCTCCCAGGATATAACATCATCTCCTTGGATCAAGGCACACTTTTTGCTACGATGCGACTACAAGGAACCAAATTGCACTACAATGATTTGGAAGTAGAATTCGTGGTTGATGAAGATTTAAGAAACTGGGAAGAGCTTCACAATTGGGCAGTTGGAATTACGTTTCCACAGCGATTCGAAGAATACGCTGCTATGAAGAAGATAGTCGATCCCGACAGACTTCATTATGGAATCAATTCGGATTTGGTTCTCATTATCCAAACCAGCAACAAAAATGCCAACATTGAAATACTATTCCAAGAAGCATTTCCAGTCCAAGTGTCGGATATAAAATTTTCGTCAAACAATAATGATATTCAATACTTAACCGCAACTGCTACTTTTCGGTACATCTTCTACACCATAAATCCCCTACACCGGTAATAAATATTGATGTGCGTTTGAAAGTGTGCTATAATACTTTCAAGTGTTAATCAATTCCTATTACCCTCCCGTGTTTTATGGCACAAAGAAAGAAAAGAGTAGCTAGACCAAGAGAAGTAAAAATCGGTTACGCAACGTACACTATCATTCCGAAGAATAAGGAATGGGGCGTAAAGAACAAAGCCGCGGGTCAGACTGTTTCCTATAACAGCCGAATCTATTATGATCGCACACAGAACGAGCAAGAGCTACCAAACACGATCATCCACGAAATACTACATGCTATAGGGTATGTGTTTGGAATCAAATATAAGAACGACGAACAAGAAGAAGCTATTGTGAACGCCCTGGCTAATGGGTTACACACTACCTTTAGGGATAATCCAAACCTTCTCGATTGGCTTAAGCTAAAAATCGAGAAGGCTCAGAAAGATCAGTAAACGTCGCCCTCTTGTCGGATTTTCTCATCTTCGTAAACTGCAACCGCTCTGCGATATAACTCAAGCTTGGCACACTCAAGGATGCCAATCATCTCATTATAGTCAGAATATCTTGGAGGTGTTCCATACGAATATTGAAGCAGTTTGGTTATGATGTAATTCAAATGGCCAGGGCGAAGTTTCAAATCCTTCTCTGCTTCACATCTCACCAATACAGATTTTGAAAGCTGATCCACCAAGTCTCTGTATATTACTCGATGGTTCTTCTTAATGTATGGCATATCCAAACTCCTAGATATAAACAAGGTACCATTATAGCAAAATTGGGCTTGAAATCAAGACAAAAATATCGTATAATTAGTAGTGAGGAATGAATTATGAAATTGGAACAGATCGAAGCGTTGTGGGATGTGGATTGCAAAATTGATAAGACCGCATTGGATGACGAGGCTCTCAAAATCTCTGAATTGCATAACAAATATTACAAGCTATACATCCGCGAGGTTCTCCATCTTAAGACCATGAATCATACACACGATCAACTTATACGTGACAAGAAAGATTATTACTCCGGCAAAACACCTAAAGAAGATTTGGACGAGAAAGGATGGAAACAGTTTCCTAACCTTCTACTGAAAGAAGACATTCCTGTTTATGTATCTGCTGACCAGGATATCATCAATTCTCTTGTGAAAATATCTGTGCAGAGAGAAAAGTGTGCGTTTCTTGAAAGCATAATCAAAACCATAAACGATAGAGGATTCAAAATCAAGTCAGCAATTGACTTCATCAAATTTACACAGGGCTGTGGATAAGATCGTTCTCAAAAAACTCAATGACGTATACCTAAAAGTCATTGCTGATCCCTCGATTCTATACGAGCTGGCGGATCACTTTACGTTTATGGTGCCTGGGTATCAGTTTATGCCCAGCTATCGTAACAAGATGTGGAACGGCAAGATAAATCTCATCAATCGCATTACTGGAGTAGGTTATCTTGGACTGTTTCAGGATATATGTGCGTTTGCCGAGAATCGTAAATATGCACTCGATTTTGAGAACATTGCCGATTTTTCTAATCCGGTATTATATGATACTACGGATTTTCTTAAACACTTAAAGCTTCCTTTCCAGCCTAGAGAAGACCAGTTAGAGTATTTCAAACAAGCCGTAAAAAAAGAACGGGCGCTGTTTTTGTCACCGACGGCTTCGGGAAAGTCTCTCATCATTTACTTGATCATTAGATGGTATAATGTTAAGACGCTGTTGGTGGTACCCACAACGTCTCTCGTTTATCAAATGCAGGACGAATTTGGAAAGTATTCACAAAACGTAGGAGACTGGGATGCGGGACGCGATTGTCATAAAGTCTTTTCCGGTCAGCAAAAGCAAGCAAATTGTCAGGTGATCATAAGCACATGGCAGTCTCTTTATAAGTTACCTAAGAAATATTTTCAGCAATATGGACTCGTAATTGTAGACGAGGTGCACCAAGCAAAGGCCGAATGCCTAAAGGGTATTCTCACAAAAATGGAGAATACTCGTTATAGATTTGGCACCACTGGAACCCTTGATGGTACAATGACTCATGAGATGGTTTTAAAAGGTCTATTTGGTCCTGTTGTGAAAGTGACTACCACAAAAGAACTCATCGACAAGGGTATACTGGCGCGTTTGAAGATCAATGCTATAGTGTTGAAGTATCCACAACTAATAAGGAAAGACGCACGAAAGCTTAAGTACCAAGATGAAATCAAATTTCTCGTAAGAAACGAACGAAGAAACAAGTTCATACGAAATCTTGCAATAAGCATGACATCAAATACGCTGTTGACGTTTTTCTATATTGAGCATGGTGTTACTCTATGCAAAATGATTAAAGAGAAATTGGCAAAGTCAAATCCTAACCGTAAAGTGTTTTTTGTTTACGGAGGAACTGATGCTGAAGTTCGAGAAGAGATTCGGCACATTACTGAAAAAGAAAACGATGCGATCATAGTTGCATCTGTTGGAGTATTCAGTACAGGAATCAACATCAAAAATCTTGATAATATCATTTTTGGTTCTCCATCCAAATCTAGGATCCGTGTACTACAAAGTATAGGACGTTCTCTTAGGATTGGAAGATCCGACAAAGCTACATTATATGATGTCGTTGATGACTTAGAGATTGGAAGCCATAAAAATTTTGCGTTACAGCATTTCTTTGAAAGGGTTAACTACTACGATCAAGAAAGGCATCCATACAAAATCGTAGAGGTAGTTCTGAGCTGATAAATAGTTGTATGGGACAAAATCAATTACCACCAGCCAGTGTCATAAAACTAAAAACGGGTGAGACGCTGATTGCTGTAATTTATGATCTTGAAAAACCAAAGAGACGCAAGAAAGTTGAACCGGAACTTCTTGCGGTAGGTTCTCCTCTCCAAATTCACCAAGAGTATGATCCTCACAAGAGGTCACACAATATGTACTTCTCAAAATGGATTCCTTGCACCGATGATAAATTGATGGTGATTCCAAAAGATAGCATCATGACTATCTGTATACCAATACCAGAGATCGAGGAGTTCTATCACCAAACCATACAAGAGTTATCATTGGTCGATTTAGCTGATACGAACAACGTAAGCGGGGTTCAGTTGGAACCAGACGCTAAAACAAAGAAGAATATAGCAAGAGCATTGGAAGACAAGGATTTGCTTCAATAGCAAAAAATTCGCTGCCAGGACGTCAATGAAAACAAGTGGCTGCGAGCATGGATTCCAGGGATATTATCGTATCTGTATCAGAGTCTAGCCAGGTCTATTATATCCTCAAACCGTTTCATCTTTGGTAATTTTAGAACGGCTGGATCAAACTCTGTTTTGCTCATCTCTAATATATGCTACTAGATAACATTCAAGTGAAAATTATTTTTTGCCAAAGTGAGGAATAGTTCGATTTGGTTTTATACATAGAGGACCACTCGGCAGCCAAGGTATCATTAGGATCCCATGGAGGTCCATTAGGATCCTGTAGGATCCAGGTACCTGTAGGATCCAGATCAAATAATGTAGGATCCCGAAGGACAGAAATCCACGAAACCCTTCGGGTTTCGTTGCAAGCAAACCAATTGTAGAATTATCTTGACCTTTAGCCATAAACGTATATACTGAAGTTACATTAAAGTCTAACTAAGACACTATTATGAAAAAGTTACAACGAAGAAAGCTATCGAGTTCAAAAGAACCAAAGCCAAAGGCTCACTCCAAATTCAAAACAGTCAGTGGCCATTATATACAGAATGAAGAATTCTTGGCAGCGATGCGAAAATATATCAAAGAAGTAAACACAGCGAAGAAACTCAAACAGCCACTTCCGAGGGTTCCAGAATACATCGGGGAATGCCTTTTGGCAATCGCTACACACCTTTCTTACAAGTCAAATTTCCTTAATTACCAATTTCGGGAAGACATGATTTCATATGGGGTCGAGAACTGTTTACAGTACATCCACAACTTCGATCCAAAACGCAGCAATCCATTTGCCTATTTCACTCAAATTATTTTCTTCGCTTTCGTCAGAAAAATTCAACAAGAAAAGAAGCAATTATATGTTAAGTATAAGACAATAGAAAACATGCTTCAGCACGATGTTCACGATCAAGAGCATCTAAATATTCAGCAATACGGTGATGATGAATCCGACTCCTTCATGCGTGAGTTCATAACTACGTTTGAAAACTCGAAAGAGAAAAAGAAAAAGAAGAAACCAAAACCGAAAGCAAAAGAAACAATTGATATGTTCGAGTAAGTATGACTAATTTAAGCGTGTGGGAAGAGTTCTGTAAAAACGTTTGTACATTCGGCGAATGTGACGGTTTTGTTCGTGTTCGTTACGAGGAGGGCAAGTGTAATACATGCGAGCTTCCTACTGGCTGGCAGTATCAACCACCGAACGTCTACATCATTATAGAACAAGATGGTTCTATCACAAAGATGGATGACTACCTCGATCAGTTAGAGAAAGAGGAAGATGCACACCACAAGCTATTCAAGAAGACCAAGAAAAAGGACCTTAAGAAATTCTTTGAGACAGTTATAGAGCCACAGTATCTTGGTGACCGTAATGATTGTCATTGGGCTGTAGACTGTAAAGCCACCTACGTGTCAGCAGATACGAAACTTCCTGTTAGAAATTTCTTTTGGACAATTGTAGTTTCAAAAGACCTTGAGGCTGCCAAATCGAAGACAATGGAAATTTGGAATGAAGAGGCTGAACGTCCTGATGGTTTGAAATATGGTAATGATTTTGGAGATCCTCCTGTTGACGACAGGAAGGTTGATGACGAACAATATGTTATTGAGTTGATGCGTGAGGACAAAAGTTTCAATCCCCTTGTTAGACATCTTGATTGTGATTGGAATAAAGACGCCAAAAGTAAGTTCTCGAAAAAGCAATGGTACACTATTGCTGAGTTGCTATGGGATATGGAAGACGATTATAAGGACCTCAAGAAAAGGATTAAGAAAGAGATTGGTGATCCCAGCTTCAAAGCGTTTTATGATGCTATGAAAGAATTGGAAGATGAACGAGCCGAATCAAGAAAGGGAATTGTGTCAATTCCATTTAAGGATGTTTGGAAACACATAAACAAGATTCGAAGAGTGCGTGACGACTTCTATAAGAAGTTGGAGAAAAAGTAGTTGATTTAGTTTGGTAATGTGTTAGAATAGCGGTATGAGTACAACATTACAAGAGGTTATTGATTCTGTATATGATCGATCTCGTGATCGAAGTCTAACAACAGAGCAATATTTTTGCCAAGTTATGTCCGATTTGCGCTATGCGCCAAGTCCCTCTGCGCGAGATACTATGTTGGACGTTCTAAGAGAATATAAGCGCACAGGAAAACACCTTGAAGAGACGGCAAAGAAAATACATTCAGTTGTTTCCGCCGATGACGTATTAGAAAATCCATTTCCCGATTCGAGTTTGCCTGACATAACGGGAATTCTAGGTAGTTTGGGCGGTGGTTTGGGTAAGGGATATGTTCCCTTTGGTCCGATAGAGGCGGCAAGAATTCGTTTATTTCATATTGCATGGTTTGATGAGGAATAACATGGTAAAGAAAAGTAAAAAAGAAATTGAAGAAACACTTGAGGCGGTTGCCGAGGTTGATTTGCTTCCGGATAAAGATGGTGAACTAAAATATACGCCACCATATATTGAGATGCACGGATATGTGTATGAAAGAATTGATTGTGATAGCGAACAGGTGGATTTTGAGCTTGACGATGATTTAGTAGATCACGTAAATGCCTCTTGGAAGAAAGAGGGTTTCGTTAGTGCGCGTGAATACCTTCGTTGTATTGTTCGTGAGTATTGCAAAACTTTAAAAGACGTTCCAGAAAAGACAAAGAAAGCAACAAAGACGAAAACTCGTAAGTCAACCAAGAAATAGTCCTGATGAAAGTAGCACTGATTACCGATATCCATATTGGGTGTCGTGCCGACTCCTTAGTGTTCATCAAATATTGTACTGATTTTTTTACGAATCAGTTTATCCCATATTTGATTGAGAATAAGATCGACACTGTTATCAATTTGGGTGACGTATTTGATAAGAGAAAGTACGTCAATTTCTATACTCTTAATGCTTGGAGAGTAAGGTTCTTTGAGGCGCTGAAGAACCATAATATCCAGCACCATGTGATCGTCGGTAACCATGACTGCTATTATAAGAACGTCAATAACGTTACCGGAGTAACAGAGATTGTCAATAGGTACGATAATACCAAAATCTATACAGAACCAGAGATTGTCGTATTTGATGATTTGCCGATAATGTTTGTTCCTTGGATCAACAACGATAACGCAGAAAGAACAGTCAAAGCTATAACCGATTGTAAAGCTGATATTTGCATGGGGCATTTTGAATTGCAGGGCTTTGAGCTTTATGCGGGATACTATAACGAAGATAAAGGCCAGAAGAAAGACTTCCTTGACAAGTTTGACATGGTGTTAACAGGACACTTTCATCACAGATCATCGAGAGATAATATACATTACTTAGGTTCTCCTTACGAAATGTTATGGTCAGATTATGACGACGGCACCGGAAGGGGCTTTCATGTGTTTGATACCGAGACCAGGGAATTGAAGTTTATCGAAAACAAAGAAAAGATATTCTTCAAGTTACCTTATAATGATAAAAAGGAAACCTTCGAGAGCATTGTGAATAAGGACTTCTCCCACTACACAAACAAGTATGTTAAGGTGATAGTTCAGAGAAAGACTAACCCATACTGGTTCGACCAATTCATGGATGGATTGTATAAAGAGAATCCTGCGGACGTATCGATCATTGAAGCATCAATGGATGATAGTTCGACCGAAGAAGTCTCATTAGAGGCAGGAAAGGATACTCTTACCTTCCTAACTGATTATGTCAACGGAATGAATGTTGAGAGTCATAAGAATGAATTGATAGAGCAACTGAGAACATTATACATCGAAGCTGTTAACTTGGATATTGAATGATAGTTTTCAAGGCCATTAGGTGGAAGAATTTTCTAGCAACTGGAAATTACTTCACTGAAATAAAGTTGGACGATAGTCGTACAAATATCTTACTTGGAGAATCGGGTAGCGGTAAAAGTACGTTATTAGATGCGTTATCATTTGGCCTTTTCAATAAGCCGTTTCGTGCTATCAACAAAAGCAATCTGATTAACTCTATCAATGGAAAGAATTGCATTGTTGAGGTTGAGCTGGCTGTAGGAGAGAAGGAGTATTTAATTCGTAGGGGAATCAAGCCAGGCATCTTTGAGATATATTGTGATGGTATAATAATCAACCAAGATTCCGCATCTAGGGATTATCAGATTTTCCTTGAGAACCAAATACTGAAATTCAACTATAAGTCTTTTTGCCAGATTGTGGTTTTGGGTGCGTCAAACTTTGTTCCATTCATGCAACTGAAGCCTGTTGATCGTAGGGCAATTATCGAAGAGTTGCTGGATATTGAAATTTTTTCGGCTATGAATGTTCTGCTGAAGCAGAAGATCGCAAACAACAAATCAGAAATGCAAGATAACGCATATCAGCTTTCGTTGTTGAATGAAAAGATAGCGGTCCATGAGAAGTATATCCAAGAGATGAACGAGGATAGCGCAAAGAAGATTCAGGAGAGTGAGAATAAGCTTAAGGAGAATTTAGAATACATCTCCGGACTTGAAGCGAAACGTGCTTCCCTTCTTCCGGATATTACAGAAAGAACCGTTCTATTAGAAGCCGAGATTGACCTTAATAAGAAGATGAACGAGTTATCCACCCTAGAGTCTAAATTAGAGGATGTGGATCGAAGAACCAAGAAAGAGATCGAGTTCTATCAGAATAATGATAGTTGTCCCACCTGCAAGCAGACAATAGATTCGACTTTCAAACAGAATGAGATTCAGGCAAAGCAAGATAAAGTTAAAGAGATTCAGGATGCGTTCAAAAAGCTCGATGAGAAGATGTTAAAGCTCAAGGATGAAAAGGTCAAGACGGATGCCACAAAACAAGAAATTGCGAACCTGAAAAACGAAGTCAACAGGTGTAACAACACAATTGAGGCAGTTAAGGATTTCATTAAGAAGATAGAAAAAGAATTAGACGATCAAAAGAAACATCATAATATTGAACACGATAGAGAGACTATCTTGAACCAGCTTCGGGAAGATGTTAAGAAACAGGAAGAGCGTAAAGAGAGACTTATTATAGAGAAGTCTGTCCAGGAAATGGCTTACAATCTACTTAAGGATGAGATCGGAAGAGCACACGTCTGAACTCCAGTCACT